ATAGGCGTGAAGACATATATCTACCAAGACAGAGAAAGAAGGTGTGCCACAAACGTGCCGTAAGTTAGTATTACCGGCACGTGGCACGGCACACTGACTATGATTTCTGTGCGTTAAGACTTTGGTCTCTGGGCACCGAAGTTAGCACGTAAAAATCTCTAGTCGTCTTGTGCGAGCTTGTTCGCCATTTGTTTGACCATTTCGTCAAACCAGCCCCGGAGTTCGTTCAGGTTCAGGCCCCCGGGTGCTTCGCAGTAGTGACCGCAAGTCCTTGCCGGGACAAAGGCTCCATTGGAGTAGCCTAGCCTGTCCCAGAGCGCCAAGAGAGCATCAGTGCGCTTCCCTGGCTGTCCTGCTTCGTCCCCCTTGTACCAAGCGTTAGGAGGAGTGTTGCTTGTGATGATCACAAGGTTATACATTGCAGGACGCATGCCCCCCTTGACTTCCAGCGCCAGAGGATAAGGATCCAGGAATTGAAGCATCCTTTGGAGCATTATTTGCCCACAGAATTCTTCAAACACCATCACATCACTTAATGGGTTCTGGAACCAAACACCATTATTTCCACAGATGCATCTTCCATGACCCGGAAAATACTTTTCTATGGAGAATGATTTTCCACATCCAGGAGGACCAATGAGTGTCAAGATTTGCAGTTCAGGCCGATAAGGTCCAAGGATGTCCGATGTCAGTTCCTTGTAAGCAGGAATGAACCCACATTGCATCAGAGTCATTGATGGAATATCCCTAGGTCTTTTATATCCATCTTTTATTATATCCAACTCTTCTGCAGCCTTTTCCAACCTTTCACTTGCCTTTCCAGCTTTTGCTCTTTCAGGGAGACTTCCTATTTTGACTCTTAGTCCCCCTGTGTAGGTGTCATCCTTTTCACAGTAGTCTGCAGCCTCTTCATTTGTTCCTCTGGTAACTTCAAAATGAGCTCTTTCATTTATATGAGCTTTTAACCAAGTCATCCTTTTTTTGGTTTTTAGTATTAAAAACCCTTGCCAATGGAGAGTTCCTTGTGCACCACGTTCTTCTTGAAGTACCATGTATTGAATCAGTTCTTTAGGGAATGAATCCTTTTCCCAGAACTTGTCATCATCAGTTGGATTATTAATAGTAAAACACCACCTTTTCGCAATACTCATTTTCGCCATTAAAAAAATAAAAAGTTAATTTAGAACTTTTTCCATTATATACCTTCCACAATTACAACTAAAATTATGGGATTCAGAAAATTATATTATTTAAACTTTCACAACTATTTTTTAGAACTATTTTTTATTTTGTCAACTTTTAGTGACTGATTTAAAATGCCTCGTTTGGTCTTTATTCGTCCTTTTCGTCGTTTCTACCGTTATGGAAGGAATCGTTACTCACGAAAGTATCGTCGTCGGTAAACTCCTTATTCCCGTAGGTATGTGAATGCCAATTCCCGCTCTTCTGTCCGTATGAAGACTGTTGTTACCGATACTTGGAATGCTACTGCTGGTTATGGTGCATCTGCCAGTGGAGCTGTAGTTGTTTCTTTTGATCCCTTGGCCGGTACAAACGATAGCTTGTCCGCTGCTAATTCTCCTTTGTATCGTACTTACTGTTCCCTTTACGAGGAGTGCAAGGTTATCGGTAGCAAGGTGTCCCTCGCTGTTGTCTCTGCTGTCGGAGGTTCTGATATCCCTTCGTTGCAAATATATACTGCTTGGGATCGTAAGCATGGTTATGGTGAGCCAGAGCAATCTGCCACTGATATTAAGAACGCTTCTACTTCTAATGTTGCCACTGCTCTTAATAATAATGTGGCTAAACTTACTCGTTCTTGCTATGCTTCTGACCTTATGGAGAAGGCTACGTGGTTTGATGCCACTCTTGATGGTACTGCCAATAATATTAATCAAGCTTGGCGTGCTGCTGCGTTGAATCCTAATATGTTCTGCCCTGCCTTCTTTGCTTTCTTCAACTGCCCTTCTTTGGGAGCCACTAAGGCTGTGAGTATTTCCGTGTCTGTCACTTACTACTTTGCCTTCCGTAATCCTCGTTATGGTGGTAGTGGTGGTAATGCCAAGCTCGCCGATTTAGGTGCTCGTTCTGTTTCGTTCCCCGATGAAGATGACGGTGATATGGATGGTGCAGCGTATGTTCCTCCAGCTGATGATGCTATGGACATTGCTGATGAGTCCACCCAGCTTTCTGATCCTCCTCTCCCTCCGCGTATTCAGCGTGTCTCTCGTACTGAGCAGAGGCGTAATGAGCTCCGTCGTCAGAATGCTGACCATATTATTATTCGAAAAAACGTGGAGTGATGGCCGAGGAGGAAGTAGAGCCCCGTGTTCCTGCCTTTTCTGGCCATCGTTTTTATAGACAAAGGTTCCGTAGTGGTGGTGAACCTATCTACCGTCTAACTCCAAAATATGTTTCTTATTTGAAAACTCTCCCCCCTTCTTCTTATCTTCAGGCTATTGAAGATGCTGATCATTGGCTACGTTTGAAGTCTCGCAAGTCTGAAATCAAGCGTCGTGGTTCAGCCTCTTCTTCTTCTTATCTTCCTTTCTTTGGTGATCTTTCTTCTTTTAATAGCTGGTATATTAATCCCAGCAATCTTCATTCATCTGGTTATGCCTGGAACCCCTCCACCCATCGTGTCAAATACTATAAATAAACAAACATTGGGACCGGAACCCGCATCAGCTTATAACACGAAGTATCCTTTCAACAAAGTTTATCAATCTGAATCAGGTCACGTGATAGAGATTGACGATACACCCAATTTTGAAAGACTGCACACGTACCACAGAACAGGAACGTATACAGAGATTAATGAAGACGGAAGAAGAGTAAACAAAATTGTGGGTGATGATTTTGAAATAGTGCAGAAAGATAAAAATTTGTATATTCAAGGTGCATTTACAATTACCGCCAAAGGCAATATAACAATTAATGGCGACATAAAAGTGAATGGTTCTATAACAGCGACTGGTGATGTAATAGGTGGTGGTATAAGTTTAGATAACCATACGCATAAAGAAAATGATTCTTTAGGTCAGACAGGCAAGCCAAGCTAAGAAAGTTTATATGGCACTCGTACAAAGAAAAGACAGATTCACATCTTTAAAACAAACACCTGAATACTTCTCCGACTTTTTAATGGATTTCAACGTTGAAAGAGTTGGTAAAGATCTTGTCAGAAACACAAACGAAGAAGCTATAAAGTCATCTATTTTTAATTTGCTGATGACAAATAGGGGTGACCGCTTATTTGATTCGACTATAGGCAGTGATATTAGATCACTGTTATTTGAGAACTTCAGCTCTTCAACAGAAGAGGTTCTTATTGATTTAATCAAAACTACAATTTCTAAAGTTATAGGTTCTTGTTTATTTATTATGTGAAAAACTATAGTCGCAGTAAGAGAGTTGTTTTCGTCCTGACTCGTCACATACACCTCGTCAACTTTAGCTCTTGGTTCGTAATTGGAAATTGTAGTTTTGATTAAATCAATTTGCAGATATTCAGGCTATAAGTGCGTATGGAGGTGAAACGGTATTGCCTCCTCAATTTGGTAAAGTTTTTATTTCCGTCGACGTGGCAAATGCGGATGGAGCTCCTGAGTCTCGTAAAAAAGCATTCTACGATTATATTATTCAAAAGACACCAGCAACAATTGCTGTTGAGTTTATTGATCCTCAGTTTCTTTACACAAAAGTAAATACGACTGTTTATTATGATGTTAACAATACAATTAAATCGACAGCGGATATTGAAACAAGTGCTAAAGCTGCAATTAGCCAGTACAATAATGATAGTTTAGGTAATTTTAAAAAGACACTTTACTTTAGTAGACTTGCTGAGCTAATAGATGCAAGCGACGGCAGCATTCTTAGCAACGACACATCATTAAATTTTGTTCCAATTCTTCTTCTAACCAAGCTTTCTACAAAAGCGTTTGCGCCACTATCAGAACAAATAAGTTCTCTACCAACTAAAGTTTTTGTGCGCTCTGATACTGATAGCTCTGGATAAATAGGTCTTATCCATGTACCATCCGACGTCTTTAGTATATCTGATCCCGGTAGATACACTGACGCCTGCTCAT